TGATGGGCATAGTAATACAGCAGTTGGAGAAAGTTCTTTAACAAGCAATACGACTGGAGTTAGAAATGTTGCTATTGGTCAAAATGCTATGGCAGTTAATACAACAGGTGGTGAAAATATAGGTATAGGTCGTGGTGCTTTAGATGCTAATACAACAGCTTCTAGAAATGTTGCCGTTGGCGATTCAGCTTTAGGAGCAAATACAACAGCACAATCTAATACTGCTGTTGGTTGGTCAGCTTTAGCAGCAAACACTACAGGCGACCAAAATACAGCAGTTGGAGCTTATGCCTTGGATGCTAATACAACAGGTACTAGAAATCATGCCTTTGGTGTGGAAGCATTAACAGCGTGTACAACAGGTGATAATAATACAGCTTTAGGACATACAGCTTTAGCTGCACTTACTACAGGTTCATCTAATGTATCAGTTGGGTATAATAGTGGAACTGCAATTACAACAGGTGCCAGAAATGCTATTCTTGGTGTAGATGCAGCAAATCAAATAACCACAGGTAATGATAATACTGCTATGGGATTTGATGCTCTAACTCGTTGTACTACTGGTGTTAGCAATGCTTGTTTTGGTAAAGACGCAGGAGATAATATTACAACTGGTGGTTACAATACTTGTCTTGGTATTGATTCGGGCACTAATATTACCCAAGGAAGTGCCCACGTTATGGTTGGTGATTCTACAAATGCTAGTGCTGAAAACTCACAAAATGAAATTGTTATAGGAGTTGGTATTTTTGGAGTAGGTAGTAATAGCTTTAGCTTTGGTAAAGCTAGTAATGTAGTATCAAATGACTTTGATGCAAACGCTACTTTTACAAGAAACTCAGACTTACATAAAAAAACTAATATTAAAGATACAGATTTGGGCTTAAGTTTTATTAATGAATTAAGACCTGTAACATTTAATTGGAAACCCAATAGTGAGTTTCCAAAACATTACAAAGATTATTCTGAAACAGAAAACCACATGGACACAGAAACAAATCTGTACGGAATGATTGCACAAGATGTAGAAAAGGCATTAGATAAAGTAGGACATAAAAACTTTGGAGGTTGGTCAGAAGAAGAA